CAGTTAGACCCACGCTGGAAAGTAAATCAATCAATGAGACAACATTATCACCCATAATAACATCTCCTATACATCTAACTTTTTATAAGACTGTCAGAAGAGGATATACGTTGTTTGAATACAAACTCAAAGGCCTAGAATGATATAAAGACAAGCCGCCCGCGGGCGGCTTATTTTTTATGTAAGTGGGAGATGATGCCTGAGTTTCCATAGGAAGAGGCTGACACAGCCTTCTCTTCGTTGTCGAGGGCTTGATCGAGCTGGCGGTGATAAGAGCGGCGGATGACGTCTGGATTGTCATCGTCGTCATCGTGAGGGATGGGCTGCGAGGCTTTTGATTTTGCGGGTTTGGCTTTGGGGGCGTTTGAATTTTCTGTATCACCTTCAGTCATGATTCTATCGAAAATCTGCTCCAGCATCTTCCATTGCGGTTCATCCAGCCGGGCAAGCGCATCGGCAAGGCGGTAGGGGAAGGAGTCATGCGGGGATTGCGAGACGCGCTCGGCCCATTCCATCAGCTCGTCTTTCTTGGTGCGCTCGGCAAACATCTCGCCGGTGCCCTTCACCAGCCAGTCACGCCGCACTTGGAATTTTTCGCAGATCAGCTGGACGTTCTGGTCAGTAACATTATTACCTTCTTTTTCCATCCAACTAATTGCGCCATTTTTCAAACCGATTTTCTCGCCAAATTCGGCTTGGTTTAAACGGAGTCTTTTTCGTAGCGTTCGTATACGGTTATTGATATGTTCAGTCAAGTGAATCACCTCCATACATATATGATATTCTAATCACTAGAAAAATGCAAGAGAAATTTATTGACAAAATCTAATAACTGAATTATACTATACGTAGAAATTCTAACAACTAGAATTATTGAAATGTATTCAAGGAGGTGACCAATATGGCTATGACCGAACAGGATCATGAGATTGTTGAGAAAATCACGAGAGTCCTTCCGAAGATGACAGAGCTGCAGAAGACCAAGCTGCTCGCATCGGCGCAGACTCTCGTCATGATTTTTGATCAGTCGGCATCAGAAGGGGCGGAAGAGGAGGGGCGGAAAGATGATGACCCCAAGCCAAAATCTGCATAACGACGGTCCTGCGAGAGACGGCAGGGATAGAACGCGAGGCGACTACATTATATAGAAGGGAGGTGAAGCCATTGGAGAGTGCAGCTATCGAGATGATGATTGTCAACGCCATCGAGAGGACCGGGCGGGCCATGGGCAAGTACATGGGAGAGCGTCAAACACCAGACGAGCTCCTGACGGTCAAGGAAGTGGCCAAAATCTTGAAGGTCAGTCTGAACTATGCCAATCATCTTGTACAGTCCGGCATCATACCCGGCCTGAAGATGAATGGCATGAAGGTCCGCCGCCGTGCCCTCGAGGCATGGATGGCGGCGATGGAAGGGCAGGACCTCTCAGACCCGGCGCAGCCGGTCCCCATTCAGAGGCCCAGCAAAAGCGCATAATAAAAAGAGGTGCCCGGCATGGCACCTCTTGGTATGGATTGGTTTCGCAGCACAATCTATGCCTCCTATTATATAGCACGAAGCTCCCGGACGCAAGACAAGCGGCGAATTTTTAAGGGTGGGATCCCTTTTTGGTCGCTCGATAAAGGGATTAATGTACCGACACGTATCCGCATAAAGATACAGAATAGAGGAACAAGTAGAACAGGAGCACAGAGATGGCATATGTCAGGAGAAGGTGGGTAGCCCACCATCGGAGATACATCGTGGAAGACAAGTACCACACCCAGAGGATGATGCCGGAGAAGAGGAGTATCCGAGAGAGGCGAAGACCTCGAACGGGACTCGGCACATCGCAGAAGCAGGCGAAGATCAATGCCCGGCAGCGGGCGGAGCGCCTGAGTCGGCTCATCCTGGACAACTTCGAGCCAGGGGACTGGTATGTGACGTTCACGCTGAACTCGGACCTGACGGAGGATGCCATCAAGACGGCCTACGGGAAGATGACGCGCGAGCTGCGGTGCTGGTACAAGAAGCAGGGAGTGATCTGCAAGTACATCGCTGTCCTCGAGAATCTCAAGAACGGCGGCCGCAAGCATGGCCACATCCTTCTGCCAGCCGTACCAGATGCCAGCTTCCAGGAGATGCGCCGCGCTCTCCAAAAGGCATGGCCACAAGGCGATGTCTACCTCAAACCCTATGCCGGTGAAGTCATGGATGCGTTTCGACTGGCCTCTTACTACGTCAAGGAAGAGGTCAAGGTGGACCGTCGCACGAAGGCGGGCAAGGCCTGCGAGGAGCAGGATGCCCAGCCCATGCGCGGCCGCCTCATGACAAGCCGGAATCTCTTGCGCACGGAGCCCACGAAAGAGCCGATCCGGACCGCAGAAACCTACCGGGAAGCCATCAAGGCCCCGAAGGGATATCACGTCGTGGTGGAGCTGAGCTATAACGGCTTCACCGAAGAAGGCTATCCGTACCAGCACGCAGTGTATGAGGCGGATGAATTACAGGAGGAAAAACAACATGATCATCATCACCATCGCAAATCTGAAAGGCGGCGTCGGCAAGACCGTGACCGCGATCAACGTGAGCTACCTGCTCGCGGCCGAACACGGCAAAAGAGTTCTGCTCGTCGACAATGACCAGCAGGGGAACTCGTCACAGTTCTTCAAGCGGTACAGCTACGACAGGCCGAGCATGGCCAACGTCATGAAGCGCACGGTGCGGGCGGCACAGGTCATCCAGCATACAGACTTCCCGAATCTTGACATCATCCCGGCCAACCTCAAGCTGGCCGAAGCCGAGCGGGCGGTCATGATGGATACCGTCGTGCCACAGCAGGTCCGCTTGCGTGAATGCCTGCGCGAGGTGAAGGACGACTATGACTACGTCATCATCGACAACCCGCCGAGCTTGCATATGTGCGCGGTCAACGCGCTCTCGACGAGCGACTACCTCGTCATCCCGGCCGTCATCAGCCGTTGGACATTCGAGGGTATCGACAGCCTGCTCGAGCAGGCAAGGCAGGTGCAGGCCTACCTCAATCCGCAGCTCAAGTTCCTCGGCACGCTCATCACGTGCTGCCGGAGGACTACGAGCAATCAGCAGGGGGCGGAGTGGCTGCGCTCGCATGGGGGCTACAAGGTCTTCAACCACTACATCCGCTGGACTGACAAGGTCGACGAGTCGACGTTCTCGGCTGAGCCAATCGTACTGCACTCGCCGCGCTGCGGAGCCTCGAGGGATTACCGTGATTTTGTGGAGGAGCTGCTCTCGCTTGTGTCCGATTCGGACACCGAGGAAGAAGGTGCGGCAGAATGAGACGGTCCATCTACGAGCCCTCTTTTGCTTGGAAGCGCTACCGTGCGCAGCGTGATCGTCGTCAGCAGCGCCAGGCTGCCCTCTGCGAGATCCTGCACTTCTGCGACTGGAGCATCAAGACGATGATGGTCATCACATTGCTTTACATCGGCCTCTGCATCCTGGCCGTCTGAAAGGAGAATACCATGGCAAATTTTGATTTGATGGGCCTCATGAGCCAGGCAAGCCGCGAGTCGGCTGGTGGAGCGCCCAAGTACGAGATGCGCAAGCTCATGCTGCAGGAGCTCTATCCGAATCCGGACAACCAGCTCGTCTACGAGGTCAAGGATATTGAGGAACTGGCAGATGCCATCGAGATTGCGGGCGGCGTCCTGCACAACCTCGTCGTCGCTCCGGCAGATGCCGATGGCCGCCACATGATCATCAGCGGCGAGCGCCGCTACCGTGCCTGCTGCCTGCTCGTCGATCGTGGCGAGCGCCAGTACAGCGAGGTCAACTGCATCATCGAGAACGAGCGGGACAAGGACCTGCTCGCCCTCATGCTGCTCCTGACAAACTCGACGGCCCGGCAGCTCAGCGACGCCGAAAAAGTCAGGCAGGCCGAGCACCTGACGGCTGTCCTCAAACGCATGCAGGAAGCAGGCAGAGTCGAAGGGCGCATCCGCGACATCGCGAGCAAGATGCTTTCGACAAGCTCTGGCCAGCTTGCCCGCTACCATGCCATCGCAGAGAACCTGCAGGATCCCGAGCTCAAGCAGGCATTCCACGAGGGGCGCATGGGTATCAGCGCGGCCTACGAGGCAAGCCGACTCGATGCCACAGAGCAGAAGAAGGTCGCAGACACGCTCAGCAAGGAAGGCAAGGTATCCCTGCAGCATGTCGCAAAGGCCGCGAAGGCCGAGGAAGAAAAGCCGAAGACGGCCTACCGCTCTCTCCATCCGAAGCACCACGAGAAGCTCATCAAGAAGATGGAGATGGTCGGCATCGAGAACATGACGCCATGCGAGCAGTGCAAGCTCGCGACGGAGTGCCAGTCCTGTTGCCGCATTTGCGAGAAGCCATGCAACGTCCAGCAGGGCTGCCGCAAGGAGCAGGTATCGGTCACGGCCATCCTGCTCGCCGAACTCGAGGAACTGCGCCAGCGCCATGAGAAGCTGGCAGGAAAGTACGGGGCGGAGACATGGGGCAAGAGCCTGGCCGAAAAACAGCAGCAGGCCGCACAGGTCCTTGTGCAGCTCATGGATCTCGTGAAGGAGGAACAAGCATGAATCGTTATCTGTCCAGCCGGGAACGTGAGAGCATGGCCCGGCTCATGGCCCTCGTGATGGTCGAGGGCGAGGCCATCAAGAGCTACGAGAACGTCAGCGACCTCGACAAAGAATTCATGAAGTACCTGCGCATGAGCCACACCTTCCTCGAGAAGGCCATTGCCCGCCGCTACAACCTCATCGACCTCGACGCCGCCAAGCAGATGAAGCGGGCGGCAAGCCAGCTCTGCGTCGTCTTCGTGCCGGAGCGGGAAGCCAGGCGGCGCGTCGAGGAGATTGCCAGGATGAAGAAGACCCTGCACCTCTCCATGTCCGATTTCGAGGACCTCTGTGAATGCATCATGCCGCGGCTCTGCGGCGTCTGCTCGGGCAAGAACTTCCGGCACTGCGCCTGGAAGGAATTCCTGCACCGCTACCAGGTCGAGGTCGTGAACTACAAAGCCGACGAGAACACCTGCCCTTACAGCTATCCGCAGGCAGGCTGGACCGTCAGCAAGGAATGGGCTGAGAAAATCCAGAAACCCTTCGATGGGATTATGTCCGATTCGGACACCGACGAAGAACAGCCGGAAGATGTGTCCGATTCGGACGAGCGCACAGAAGGGAGGTGAACATCATGATGATACTTGTGGCACTCGGCATCGTGGCCTGCTTGCTGATTCTCTACAATCTCTGGCGGGCACACAAGACGCTGCAGAACCTGCGAATCTCGAACTGGTCGCCGGGCGACAGTGAGACGCGCAGCGAGAGGACAAAGCGGTAAGAGTAAGCGAACAGGAGGTTTGGTTGGCATGGGAATGATTCGCTTGAAAAAAAACATGACGGAGCTCGACATCTTGCGGGCTGAGAAAGAGAACGAGGCACGGCGTCAGAAGGCCCTGACGGACTTCCGGACAGGAGCTATCAAGAGCCAGGAAGCCAAGACCATCATCCGCGCCTGCGACGAGATGAAGAAAGAGCTGGCACGCAGAAAGAGGGGCTTGAAATGAGTATGCAGAAACGATGTATCCTCCCGCATCCCTGCAACGGGCCGCTCTACAAGGAATGGACCGAGACGGACTTCTTCCTGAAGATGCTCGAGGAATTCGACGAGGTCGGGAAAGCCTACGCGAAGCTGCGGGCGGCAGAGCGGGAAGGATTGCCGAAGGAAGAAGGGACGATGCGCTGGTGGAAGCTCATGGAAGAATGCGTCGACCTGCAGGTGGCGGCCACCAGCTTCATGGAGCGGTGCGGCTGTACCGAGGCGGCACGGCAGAAGCTCATGGACTACGTCAATCATCACAACGCCCGCAGAGACAACGGCCTGCGGCTCAGGAAGGGTGAGAGCGATGACGGGGAATGAAACCGGGATGCTGCTGAACATCCTGTTCTTTGCGGCTATGTTCTGCCTGACGACCACGCTCTGGCGGAAAGAGAAAGCCAGGGCCGAGCATCTGGACAGGGCACTGCGGCAGATGGCCGACAGCTGGATGCAGGACAGCAAGACCATGGAGTCACGCCTGGATCGCTACAAGAAGCATCTCGATGCCGTGAAAGAAGAGCGGGACCAGCTGACCACGCGATGCAAGAAAATGGAGCAGGACCTGAAGATGCAGTGGGTCTGGGACAGTAAGCACGGCTACTGGATCCCGAGCAATGCATCTGCCGCGACGCTGATGCAGAAGGTGCCGTTCCCCATCATGGGCATCGCCAAGGATGACAAGAAAGACTGACCAGAAAGGAGGAGCAGATGGACGAGGAATCAGCCAAAGCACAAGCCGAGCGGATTGCGCTGGCCATCGAAGAAGACCACCGCCAGGCGGAACACTATCTGCTCTCCTATGCGCGGGAGCGGAAGGACTACGCGAAGCGGCGGGCGGAATACGTCTACAAGACAACGGCTGGCCGTGATCCGACGGCAGCGTCAGCAGAGCGGGGCATCTTTTACGATACTCATGCGCGGGCCGCCCATTGGTTGCGGGCGGTCGAGATCCTGGAACAAAGCCTGCCTGAAGAGAAGCAGCTCTTCCTGCGGCTGCGGCGCGATGCCGAGAAGCAGAAGGGCAACGGCTTCTCCCGCGGGCGGCATGGTTGGGTCATCCGCGTGCAACACCGGCTGGCCGAAGAGATGGAGAGTCGGTACCCTGGCCGCTCGTTCTGGATGGGCGAGCGGACGCTCAAGGTCTGGTGGAAGGACATGATCTGCCGGACAGCCGAGATTGCCGCCCGTCTGCGGAAAAAATAAAAAAGGGCAGCACGTTATTCCAGAATCCGCATGGTAAGATAATAACAGACCAACCCATAGAAAGCCTCGCGAGCTGAGCAAGCCGCGGGGCTTTTTCCGTGGGAATCACTTGACAGGCAGGAACGGAGAAAAAACTGACGCGGGAGAGAGCGTGAAAACCCTTGAAATACAAGGCAAAGGAGGTGCTGGCGATGAAGAAGAAACTTTACAAGTTTGTACCGCAGAGAGACAAGAATCGTTTTCTTAACTATCTGGTAGACTGCGGGACGATATCCAAGGCAGCTCAGGCCATGGGCATCTCGCGCCAGACCCATTACCTATGGCTGCACAGCGATTCCAATTATGCCATCGCCTTCAACCGTGCCCGCGCCATGGCCAACGACCTGCTTGAAGAAGAAGCCTACCGGCGGGCCGTCGAAGGCTGCGAGCGCGGCATCTACTACAAAGGCGACAGGATCGCGACGCGCATCGAATACTCGGACACCCTGCTTGCGATGCTCCTCAAGGGAGCGTTCCCCGACAAGTACAAGGACCGCGTCCAACAGGAGACCGTAGGAGATGGCGGCGCAGAGCTCGCCTGGGAAGGAGATGACGACGATGATGACAACGCAGAAGAAACGGATCACGATACCGTACCGGCCGGAGCCGCTCTGGAAAAAGACCATCCATCCGGCACTTGAGAGCCACCGCTTCTCCGTCATCGTTGCTCATCGCCGCTTTGGCAAGACTGTCGGGACCGTCAACCACATCATCAAGAAGTGCGTGCAGAATCATCAGCGTTCTCCAATGTATGCCTACGTTGCACCGTTCCGCAACCAGGCTAAGCTCATCGCCTGGAACTACTTGAAGTACTACACGCACGTCATCCCCGGCGTCCGCATCAACGAGTCGGACCTCTTCCTCGAGTTCCCGAGCCGCTACAAAGGCGCACAGGGCGGCCGCATCTACATCATCGGTGCCGACCATCCGGACAACTTGCGCGGCACGTACTGGGATGGAGCCATCCTCGACGAGTACGCACAGATCAAGCCGGAGCTCTGGGACGAAGTCATCCGTCCATCACTGGCTGACCGCAACGGCTGGTGCATCTTCATCGGCACGCCGAAAGGACAGAACCAGTTCTACGAGATCTACCAGAAGGCACAGCGTGAGCCGGACTGGTACTGCTGCATGTACCGCGCCGATGAGTCTGGTGTCTTCGCGCCGGGCGGCCGACTGGGGCCGAAAGAACTTGAGGCAATGAAGCGAGACATGAGCGAAGAGGGAATCCGGCAGGAACTCTACTGTGACTTCACTGCCTCGGCCTTCAACATCCTCATCACGATTGACATGGTCACGGCGGCCTGCAAGAAAGTCTACCAGAAAGCAGACATCCTTGGAGCACCGCGCATCCTCGGCGTCGACGTCGCACGCTTCGGCAACGACTCCTGCGCCATTACGCGCCGTCAGGGCCTCGTGGCTTACAAGCCCAAAGTCTTCCATGCCATCAGCAACATGGACTTCGCAGCAAGGCTCATCCAGGAGATTAATGATTTCCAGCCGGACGCCGTCTTTGTCGACTCCGGCCGCGGCGAAGGCGTCATCGATCGCTGTCGGCAGCTCGGCTACGACGTGACCGAAGTATCATTCGGCGGCAAGGCCCTGGAACCAGCGCACTACGTCAACAAGCGGGCAGAGATGTGGGATGCCATGCGCAAGTGGATGCAGGCGGGCGGCTCGCTTCCCGACATGCCCGAACTCAAGACAGAACTCGTCACGCCAGAGTACAGCTTCGATGCGGCGAATCGCATGAAACTCGAACCCAAAGAGAAGATAAAGGAGCGGATCGGCAAGTCGCCGGACGTGGCCGATTCTCTGGCGTTGACGTTCTCTTATCCCGTCGTGCCGAAAGAAGCCGTGCATGGCTCAGGTGCGACGTGCAATACAGACTACAATCCCTTCTGACGATGTGTCCGATTCGGACACCGAAGGAAATCAGCATGGCATGTGTCCGATTCGGACACCGAGCTACTGGAAGGAGGTGAGCGCCATGTGTTCTGGTGGAGGTGGAGGCAGCTATACGCCGCCGAAAGTAGACCCAGCGCCGACGACAGTCGTACCAACGGATGAAGCGGCGACGACAGCTGCAATCAGCAAAGAGCAGAAACGCAAGAAGGGCCGCAGTGCAACAGTACTCTCGAGCGACCGCAACAGCCTGTTGTCGAGCCTCGGCAACAGCAACAGTGACAGCGGCGTCAGGAGAACGCTCGGATAAGGAGGAGCAGCATGGAACGAGACAAGCAGGGAGCGAGGCTCCCGCCGGGCGGCACCTCACTCGTCAAGATGTCGGATGTCGGCAGGCGGCTGAACATCTCGAAGCGGCGTATCCGGCAGCAGGTCAGTGCCATGCTGCAGAAGCGCACGGCATACGAGACACGCTGGAAAGCCATCCGGGATTATCAGCTGCCGTACATCGGTTACTTCGACGACCGTGACGACGAGCAGACGATGGCCGACCGCAAAGACCGGCATATCTACAACAGCACGACCTGGCAGGCGAACCAGATCTTCGCGGCCGGTGTGATGAGTGGCTTGACGCCGCCGTCGCGCAAGTGGTTCCGGCTGAGCTTCTCGAACAAAGAACTCACCGACAACTCGGATATCGGCAAGCTCCTGGACCAGCGCATGGATATCATGAACGATGTCCTCGAGAAGTCGAACTTCTACACTGCCATCCACTCGTGCTACCTCGAGCTCGCATTCGGCCAGGCACCGCTCGGCATCTTCCCGGATAGCCGCTACGGCGTCCACTTCACAGCCTACCCGGTCGGCAGCTATGCCTACGAGTGCGGGCCGGACGGCCTCGTCAACACCTTCGTGCATCGCATGAAGATGAGTGCCCAGCAGCTCGTCGACAAGTTTGGCCGCGAGAACGTCACGCAGGCCGTGCGTGAAGAGATCGACAACGGCGCTGGCGTGCGGGCAGTGCATCGCGTTGTCTGGTTCGTCGCACCGAACCGCCTGGCCGCGCCGGACAAGCTCGGCAGCATCTACATGCCGTTCCTTTCAGCCTACTACCTCGAGGAGAGCGACGAGAACGAGTTCCTCTACCTCGGTGGCTTCGAGGAGTGGCCGGTGCCGGTCGCCCGCTACATCATCACGGGCAACGATGCCTACGGCAAGGGCCCTGGGTGGTACGCCGAAGGCGATGCCAAGGCCCTACAGCTCATGGAGAAGGACCTGCTGACCGCCGTCGAGCTCGGTGTCAAGCCGCCGATGCAGACGACTGCAGAGACCGTCGCCAAGGGCATCAACCTCGTGCCGGGCGGCAAGACGTATGTCCGACAGGACGGAGCCGTCAAGCCGCTCTTCCAGGTCCAGACCGATATCGGCGACCTGCGTGCGCAGATCACTCAGCTCGAAGACCGCATCAAAGAAGCGTACAATGCGAACCTCTTCATGATGCTCAACGAGATGGAAGACAAGACCATGACCGCACGGGAAGTCATCGAGCGCAACCAAGAGAAGATGACCGTCCTCGGGCCAGTCGTACAGCGCATGCAGTACGAATTCCTCTCGAAGATCATCGAGCGCGTCTACATGGTCCTCGACCGGGCCCAGGTATTCCCTCAGCCAGAAGACCCCGCAATGCAGGAAATGCTCGCCCAGCAGGACATCAAGATCGAGTACATCTCGCCGCTCGCACAGGCTCAAAAGGTGGCAGGACTCACGAACATCGAGCAGTTCTACGCATTCCTGATGAACCTTGCGCAGGCCAACCCCGACGTCATCGACAAGCTCAACTTCCCCGAGACAGTCAACCGCTACGCCGACATGCTCGGCACGCCGGTGGCCATCCTGCGCACGGACGACGAGTACGAGAAGATCCAGCAGGAGAAAGCCGAGAAGCAGGCCCAAATGGAACAGCTACAGCAGGCCAAGCAAGTGGCCGACATGGCAGCACCGGCAGCTCAGGCCGCAAAGAATGCCGCGCAGGCAGCGCAGGACGGCAACCCTGCCCTGCAGCAGCTGATGGGTGCCGACACATTGGGCTATGGCCAGGGAGGATGACATGGATAAGCAAGAAAAAGAAGCGCGAATCATCGCGTACGCTCGTCAGGAGCAGGAGAAGCGCGACGTTGCCTCTCTCGACTACCTGATGGCAGACGAGCGGGGGAGATGGTTCTTGATGCGGCTCATGGACCGCTGCCACATCATGGACTCCCCCTTCCCCGACCACACGAACCGCATGCTCATCGCCGAAGGAGAGCGACGGGCGGCCCTGACCGTGCGGCAGAACATCATGCACATGGCAGATGGCTTAGCACAGTATCAGCAGGCCGAGCGGGAATACATGGCCTTCCAGCAGCGCATGGAAGACCTCATGCAGACAACAGAAAGCGAGGATCATCATGAGAGACCTGTTTTTTAGGCTCCAGCGTTTTGGAGCACCTGCCGATGCCGTGGGAGATGGCGATACGCCAGCACAGGGCGGTACGCAGGACCAGCAGGATACAGGAGCGAGTGCATCACAGCCAGCCCAGACAACCATCTTGGGCAGTCAGCCACAGGCGAGCCAGGGCGGCGAGCAGGCACAGGGGCAGAGCGGTCAGGGAAACACGGAAACCAAGACTGGAACAGAGCCGCCTGTCACCTACGACTTCTCGGGCGTCGTGCCAGAAGGCCTGGAATACGACGCCGAGCGGGCGGGACAGTTCGGAGCCCTGGCACGCGAGTGCGGTCTCTCGCAGGAGCAGGCGAGCAAGCTGGCAAGCTACGGTATGCAGTACATGCAGGCTGGACAGCAGGCAGTGGCAGACGGCATCCGTCAGACGATGGACGGCTGGGCGCAGGAAGCCCGCCAGCAGCTCGGCGGCCAGTTCGACGACATCACGGCAAAGGCCGCTGTCGGACTCAATGCAGCCGAGCGCAAGATCCCCGGTCTGCGTCAAATGATGAACCTCACGGGCGCCGGCAACCGCGTCGAGATGATCCAGCTCATGGCCGAATTCGGGAAACTGGTTGGCGAAGACCCCGGCCACATGGGCGAGGGCGCACACGAGAAGACCCTGTATCCGAACACAGACTTCAGCAGATACTAATAGCACAGAAGGAGGAACTCCATCATGGCATTACTGGGAACCCAGGCGCTCACACTGAGCGACCTGCAGAAGCGAGTGGACCCCGACGGCAACATCGCCTACATCATCGAGGCCCTGCTCAACGCAAATCCAATCATGGACGACATCGTCTGGAAGGAAGGCAACCTGCCGACGGGCAACCGCACGACGGTCCGCGCTTCTATGCCGACGCCGTCCGTTCGCCGCATCAACGCCGGTGTTGCTCGTCACAAGAGCAGCACGCGCCAGGTGCAGGATACCTGCATCATCCTCGAGGACCGCTCCTGCATCGATATCGAGGAACTGGCACTGGCACGCAACCGCGAAGCATTTCGCCGTAGCGAGGATGCAGCCTTCGTCGGCGGCTTTACAGACGCTGTGGCAGCCAATGTCTTCTACGGCAACACGGACGACACGCTCGACACCTTCAATGGCCTGACAGCTCGCTACGATACCATCGGTGGCGAGAAGAACGAAGCAGGTTACCAGGTCCTCGCGGGCGGCACGGCAGGCACAAACACGAACACCTCGGCCTTCTTCGTCGGCTGGGGCACGTATGCGACGACCGGTATCTACCCGAAAGGCTCGCAGGCCGGCCTGCAGCAGCGCGACCTCGGCGAGCAGACCGTGCAGGATGCCGACGGCAAAGAATACCAGGCCGTCACGACGCTCTTTTCCTGGAAGGTCGGCATGGCTGTGCAGGACATCCGTGCCAATGCACTCGTCCGCAACATCGACGTCTCGAAGCTGTCCAGTCTGACGGCAGCTGACAGCAAGAAGCTCGTCAACCAGTTCATCTACGCGAAGAACCGCATCCGCAACCTGCAGGGCCGCGATAAGAAAGTCGTGCTCTACGTGTCGCCGGCACTCTTCGACTTCTTTGAGATCTACCTCAATGACAAGAATAACGCTTACATCACGCGCCAGGAGCTCATGGGAGGCATCCCGCAGCTCTACCTCTCCGGCATCCCCATCAAGAAGTGCGATGCGATCAGCGAGACGGAAGCGGCCGTCACGACGGCGTAAGAGAGGAGGACCATCATGATTCTGGATAAAGAGAATACCTTCTTCGACAAGAAAGCCTTGTCGGCTTCCGACCTGACGTCGGACATCGTGCAGGTAGGCCCGGGCGAATCGGGCTGTCCACTCCACCTCGTGGCAGCCGTCACGAAGGACGCAGGGACCGGCACCCTGACCACCAAACTCGAGACATCCGCAACGTCGGACTTCAAGTCCCCGAAGACGTTGGCGACTTACACCGCCGTTCCACTCGCCGCCGACGTGCCGCGCGGCAACCTCGGCTACCTGCGCCTGACGGTCACATCGACCTACAGCAAAGGGAACTTGACCGCGGGCCTCGTGCTCGACGACGATATCGACTGGTAAGCAAGGGCCGGACCCCGCAGGGCCCGGCCTTTTGCATGAAGGAGGGGCGAATATGAACCGCATCGATATCTGCAATATGGCATTGTCATTCTTGAACAGTGGCCGCATCAATTCACTCGATGATGCCAGCACCGCAGCGAAGCTCTGCAAGATCAACTACGACCATCTCCGGCAGCGGCTTTTGCGCATGTATCCCTGGGGCTTTGCCGAGAAGATGGCCAAGCTGGCACAGCTTGAAACGCAGGGTGTCGGCTATGCGTATGCCTATGCGTATCCAGGGGATTGTCTCCTGCTGCGGTTCGTCTTCGATGAAGACCATGCGGCGGACTATGAAGAAGAGCGTCAGGATTTTCGTGTCTGTCACTTGGGCGAAGCCGGACAGGTCATTCTCACAGATGTTGCCATGGCTTATGCAGCATATACCGCAGACATCAGGCCGACGGGGACGTTCAGCGCAGAATTCATCGACGCCCTTGCCCACATCCTGGCCAGTGTGATCGCGATGCCACTCACGGGCAATACGGAGCTGCAGAATATCAACTTGCAGCTTGCTCAGCAGGCAGTAGACCTCGCAAGATACCAGGACGTCAGTGAGCGGGAACGGCGTACGCGCTATCCGCATAAGTACAGTGATGCGAGGTTCGTATAGGAGGGATGAAGGTGGAACCATATTATGCCATACAGCCGGCGTTCACGGGCGGCGAGCTCTCGGAAGACGTCTCGAATCGCGTAGACCTGGACAAATATCAGCTCGGGCTCAAGCAGGCGCAGAACGCCATCATCCGTCCATATGGATCCGTACACAAGAGACCGGGACTCATCTATTGCGGGAAAACAAAATATGTGGGCGATGGGAAGATTGTCCGGCTGCAGGAATTTGATTTTCTCACCGACCTTTCCTATCTGCTCGAATTCGGAGACAAGTACCTGCGGATCTGGCGGGACGGCATATATCTAGGCGTGGAGCTTGCCACACCGTTCGCGTCAGGTGACCTCTCACGACTGCGCTTCACGCAGTCCGTCGATGTCATGTACATCTGTTCAGGGATCTATCCCGTACAGAAGCTGTCACGTTATGCCGAAGACGATTGGGAACTCACGGAAGCAGAATGGGAAACGCCGCCTTTCTGCGATGTCAACAAGGACACTGCTTGTACCATACAGCCAAGCGGGAAGACCGGGACCGTCACACTGACGGCCAGCAAGGGAATCTTTTCGTCAGATAACATAGGAGATACCATCAAGCTGGAACAGTACGTGGACGGGCATTCCGTCGAGACGACAAACGGGACGAGTTCAGAGATCCTCGTAGGCAAGACCTGGAAAGTCATCACGCATGGGACCTGGACGGGGACGGTGCAAGTCCAGTACTGCGGAGAGAAGAATCATCTGCCGAATCAGGACTGGAAGACCCTGCGCACGTACACATCGTCAGATGATTACAACCCGTCAGAGTCTGGAGATGTCGAAGAGTATACCTACATGCGCATCTATGCGTCCATCTCGTCGGGGACTTGCAAGGCCAATTTATCGTCTTATCCGTATACGCATACGGGCTATGTGAAGATCCGGAGCGTGAATAGCACGACGACAGCCATAGGCACTGCGGACTGGCTGGGCAGCACGGATGCGACGGAAGACTGGTACTGGCCAGCCTGGAGCAAGACCAATGGGTATCCATACTGCGCTACGTTCTTCCAGGACCGTCTCGTCTTTGGCGGGAGTCCGGGAGAGCCGCAACGCGTCTGGATGAGCCGCTCGGGCGACTACGAAGATTTCAGCATCGATAAGGAGAGCGGCACGGTGACAGACGATAGCGCGGTAACAGCAGACCTGCTGAGCCGTAAGGCCTGCGCTATCAACCACATGGACGCCGGCAATGACCTGATTGTCTTTACAGAAGGCAACTCATGGACCATCTCGGGTAGCGAAACCGTCACACCATCCAGCATCACGCCACGTAACCAGGAGAACTACGGCGTTTCAGATATTGCGCCACTGCGAGTCGGCAATCGCGTCGTCTACATCCAGCGTCGCGGATCCGTAGTACGTGATACTGGCTACGACTATAACACGGATTCCTACGTCGGCACAGACCTCACGTTGCTCTCCAAAGACCTGATCAATGGTCAGACCATCGTTGACGATGCCTTTGCACAGGAGCCAGATTCCCTGCTCTACTTTGTCCGTGCTGATGGAGTCATGCTTGTCCTGACCTATGTCATGGATCAGAAAGTCTATGCCTGGTCACATCTGGTGACGGATGGGATATTTGAGAGCGTGGCGTCTGTCAACTGCGGTAACCGGGATGATGTTTATGTGGTGGTGCGTCGTACGATTGGCACGCAACAGGTGCGCTGCATTGAACGCTTCGACCGTGATCGCGTATCGGATAATCAGCAGGACTACATCATGCTGGACTCTGCGGTCATTTACGATTTGGACCAGGCAGCCAGCGTCATCACAGGACTCGAGAATCTCGAGGGCAAGACGGTACGCGTCCTGGCGGACCAGTATCTCTACGATCCCATGACGGTGCAGGGCGGCAAGATTACCTTGCCAGACGGTGTATCAGCCAAGCGGCTCGTGATAGGCCTGCCATACACGATGATCCTGGAACAGCCGAACTGGGACGTAGGCAATATGCAGAGTGGAACCGTGCAGGGACGGAATAAGACTGTGACGAAGGCTATCCTGCGCCTAAAGAACAGTTTCGGTGGTTGGATTGGCCCGGACGCAGATCACCTGCAGGAGATCATCTACGATCCGCAGCGCATGGAAACCGGTGAGAAGGTCTTGACCACCGGCGACCGGACAGTCACACTGCACGAGAAAGGCGTCAACACGGAAGGCAGGACTTATATCTACCACGAAACGCCATATCCATTTACCTTGTCAGCAATCATAAGGGCGGTGACATTCCTTGGTTAAAGAAAATCACAAGACATACACCATCTGGAAACTCGAGTGGCCGGAGATCCTCGAGGGCGAAGAAACCTACGGCCTGGCATGGGATCTGGCGAAGAATCTGCGTGAGGTCGACCGGCGCGAGATCCTGGCTTTCACCAATGACGTCGAGCAAGAAGTGCAGGAATCCATCGACTGGAGCTACGAGCTGCAGTACGCCACCACGAAGAGCGGCAACATCATCGCCGTCTGGGGCGTACAGCCGAAGCGCAACGACGAAGGCCTGCGGACGCACGCCCTGATCTGGTGCCTCGGGACGGACCTCATCAAGCGGTACACCGTCTCGTTTGCCAAAGAGTCCAAGGCCATCCTGCAGGAGTGGGCCAAGCGATACGGCTCGCTCTACAACATGGTGGGCGCATTCAACGACGACGCCATCCGCTGGCTCCAGTGGGTAGGCGCGTCATTTGATGCGTCCGCGAAGATCATCAAGAACGGGGAGACCTTCCTGCCGTTCGTCATCCATCCAGAGCCAGAGAAAGGAGGAGATTGAGATGTGCAGCGTCATTGCAGGGCTGACCGCCCTGGGCGGCATCTTCCAGTATCGCCAGCAACAGCAGCAGGCCAATGCACAGGCCAGCATGTATCGGGCACAGGCCGACGCCGCTGAGCAGAATGCTAAGATCGAGAACCGCAAGCAAGAGCAGATTGCCGACAACTACGCCGCGCAGGCCGACAAGTTGCGCTCGCGCCGCCGCCTGATCGAGGGCAGCCAGCGAGCCCAGACCGGTGCGGCCGGGCTGAATTTCGGCGGCTCGGCCTTTGATATCCTCTCGTCGAGCAACGATGCTTACCTGCAGGATCAGATGACGTTGCTCTCCAACCAGCGTAACGACAACTACAACTCGCGTGTGGCAGAGAGCAACTACGAGGCACAGGCAGCCAATAGCAGGACTGCGGCAAGCAACGTCAAGCGGGCGGCAAGATGGCAGGGCCTCTCGACCATCCTCGGTACCGCGGCCAGCGTCTACGGCGTCGCACAGCCCTGGAAGGATACCGGGGCCGCTGCCTCGAGCAGCACGGGCGGCACGTACCAGTACTACAACGAGAAGACCACGGCAGACACATGGGCCAAAGCCAACCGGCAGTTTCCGACCGTATCGGGCACGGGCTACCTGACATATGGCAAGCCCGTCCTGTCCTATGGCAAGAACACGGGCTGGGATATCCGGCCGGACTACTACAGCCGGAACGGCAAAGTAAACTTCCCGTTCCGCTTTTGAGTGAGGAGGAACCGACATGAAATTCAGCAGCTACCAGCCCGTCGTTAATCCAAACACCATCAACCCGCCGACCGTACAGGCTCCGAGAGACCTGGAAGTGTACGGCACAGGCGGCAAGGAATGGAACGCGCTCGCTGGAGCCGTCGGCCAGGCCACGAAGGTGCTCGCCCAGAAGCAGGACGATGAAGATGCAGCCGACGTCATGGACGCGAGGAATCGCATCATGACCTCGCTGAATGAGCAGCTCTACGGCGAGCAGGGGCTCATGACGCTTGGCGTGGGCAAGAATGCCAAGGGACTGACGGACCGCGTCACGCAGGCCATCCAGGACACTTCAGCGGAGATTGCCAAGGACTACAACCCGCGCGTCCGCTATGCCCTGAAGTCCACGCTGAACGACAACATGCTCAACTACCAGCGCATCGCCACCGGCCAGGAGAACCGGGAGCGGGAGAGCACCGAGCAGGCGGACTATCAGGCGGCCCTCAACATCAACACGCAGAACGCTGGCATGACATGGGACGTCACGAACGCCCTGACGAACTACGAGAACGACACGCGCCGCATCATCCTGGCCTACGGCGCGAAGCGCGGCTGGACCGGCGAGCAGATGCAGTCCGAGCTGATGGGGGCCATCACGAAGCAGGTCGCGTCGGCCGCGACGGCAGCTATCACCGCGGGCAACTATGACCGGGCCGCGCAGATCCTGCAGGTGAACCGCGGCAAGATGGACCAGAACGTCTACAACCAGCTCTACGGCTCCGTCAAGCAGAAGCAGGATGTGGCCAAGACCTACACGACAGCAGACGATATTGTGAACCAGTGCTGGGACCCGAAGACAGGGCGGTTCGATTGGAACAAGGCCAATGAGCTCATCAAGCAGAACTCCTACAGGAACGTAGGGGGGCAGGGGATAACCGGAGCTTCTGGAAAGGAAGCTTTCTTCGCATCAGTGGAACAGCAAGAGGACCCGAATGGAGATCCGAACGCGGTCTCATCAGAAGGTGCCGTTGGTATCTATCAGATTATGCCAGGCAACTGGCCGGCATGGTCGAAGGAAGCCGGGTACGAGGGTGCCGACCCGAACGACGAAGCCGCGCAGCGTGCGGTCGGGAGGTTCAAGATGGGCCAGTACTACGACAAGTATGGACCAGAAGGGGCACTGGTTACCTGGTATGCTGGTGAGCAGAACGGACAGCGCTGGGTGGCTGGCGAACCGGATGCCATTGACGAGAACGGCAACCACTATGCTTGGGATAAGCAACTGAGCAATGGCCCATCCATCAAGGAATACGTCAACAGCGTTATGAGCAGGATTCCGAAGGGGGCTGGCGGACAGAATGCGGGCGGTGGCAGTGGTGGTATTGATATCTCCAAGAAAGTCTACTACACAGTCAAGCCTGGCAAGGAAGTCGAAGTCACGAATCTTGGACATTCGACATGGGCAAAGCTCAACGCCTTGGCTGCCCTCTATGAGCAGGCTTTTGGTCAGCAGGATGATTATGAGCCGTTCTATGTCACGGCGGGCGGTACAACCAAAGGACACAATCCGGGTAGCAAGCACTACGAGAATCGTGCATTCGACATCGCGATGGACAGCCTGGCCCGTCATCCAGAGCGTCTGCAGTGGCTGCAGGAGCATGCAGCCGATGTCGGCCTGAAACCACTGAACGAGTATGCAGGCTATGGCAACGAGCAGTGGGCGGATGGCGACAACTTTCACTTCAGCGATGACGGCGGAGATTTTGACGAGAACGCTTATATGAGCGGAGGCACAGGCACGGCTACATCGGGCGAGACGATGTACGATCCTACAATGGAAAAGAGCTTGAGAAGCGCAGTAGAAGCAGCATTGCAGGACCGTACACAAGCATACAAGCAGGACAAGCAGAATTACTTTGATGATGTAGAACATGCAGTCGATACAGCAGGTTCGTTCTCGGCTGCTAAAGCACTTGTCGAAGGGGATACGACACTCGACCTGCAACAGAAGAATACGCTGATTGGCATGGCTGCGTCGAAGTTCGGCGTCAACCGGAATACGGGCCTCTCAGCTGGCAGCCGGAGCAGCGGCCGAAAGAGCAGCTCGACATCCGTCGTCGGCACGAGCGGCGCAAAGTATACCGTCAAAGAAATCAACAACGCCAGGTACGAGGTGGAAGAATACTATGAGCGCATGGATGATCCGAATGACACCATCTCGCGCACGGATCAGCGCCGGTACAACAAGGCGGCAAATCTGCTGCAGGATATCGGTGAGACGGGCAGCGGCGACAACCTCGCAAGCTCGGATGCCTTGGAGATGGCCCGCCATGCAGTAGAGGTCACGGCCGATGACGAGGAGGCTGCGTGGTATCTGATCAGCAACTATGGATACTCAGAAGAAGAGGCCGATTATTACATAAAACAGGCACACAGCGATTGATGAAGAGGAGGAGCAGTAATGGATCTTGAGAAAGTACGGGCAGGCCTGCAGGAAATCGAGGATGAAAAAGCAGCAGCCCAGGCAGAGGCAGATAAAGCCGCGAACCGCTCCATCCTTGACCGAGTGGAAGACCTGGGAAATGAGTTTATCTCAGCAATAGGGAACTATGAGATACAGAAGGCAGACAGCGACCGGCAGACGGCCGAGATGGCAACGGAAGCTGCAGAAGGAGCTGTAGAGATGGTCAAGGACGTAGCAGATGCTGCCTGGACGATGGAGAAGAATGCACAGGACGTCAAGACGCGCGGGCAGCAGCTGGAGATGGCCTACACCGATGCATCAATCCAGCAGTCCGAAGCGAGCGGCGATTATCAAGTGCAGGAAAATGCGTATAAAAACTTCCAGCAGGCAGGAGCTGCGACAGAAGGGACCGTTGAGAATGTGCTGCGATCCCCGTTCCGTCAGGCATCTCGTAGCTTGATTGAGAACTATGCCGACCGCACGGATGATTCCATCCTGGGCGATGCGGCCAAGGCACTGCAGCGCACGGATGCAAACATCGAGTATTTCATGACAGATGAGGAGAAGCTGACCAAGGCTCGCCAGATTGAAGCGAGTACCGGCATCCCTGCGGACTCCTTCTTGCAGGATAACAAGGCATACAAGCAGGCACTCGATGTCTATCACTACAAGCAGAAAATCGATGCGGCGGGCGGCAATATCAACGACGTCTGGCAGGAATTCCCGGAGCTGCAAGGCGTGGCGGATATGGACAAGGAAGGCGCAGCAATCGCCTTACACAACCTCGATGCTGTCCGCTCGACGCATGGCATTATTGATACCTTCACAAAGATGCTGGAGCGCGGCAACGTCAAGCTCGAGTACGACAACCTGCAGTACAAGATCATGATGGGCGCGGCGGACGACAACGACCAGCAGCGGGCGGAGGACCTCAAGAAGCAGCTCGAGGAAGACCGACTGGCCACGCCGTCGTTTCTTGAGGACCCGATCGCTGCCATCGTGGGCGGCGTGGCCGAGTCGGCACCGGAGATGTGGCAGTCAACATCCGAGTCCCTGCGTGAAGCAACGGCAATGGCCGTGATCGCGGCCGCAGCCAGCGCGGCAGCGGGCTCTGCGGCAACGCCAATCGGCGCGGCAGTGGGCGGGACTGTTGGTGCAGCGGGCGGCTTTGTCTATGGCATGGGACGCAGTTTCCTCGCACAGGTTGCAAGGCGCGAACTCATCGCGGCAGCAGCCGGCACAGGCTTGCGCCTCGGTGCCTTCATGGGCATGGCACGTCCCGAGATTGGCTCGCGTTTTGCCGAGTACAAGGACCTCAAGGACGAGAACGGCAATCCCTTGCTGACAGAGAACCAGGCAGCAGGCTGGGCCATGCTGGGGGGCTCGCTCAATGCGGGCATCGAGCTGGCGAACTTCGGCATCGTGACGCGGGCACTGGCCGGTGCGCCGCATGCGCGGAAAGTCTTCGGCGACATCATCGAGCAGACAGGCTCGAGAATGCTGACGCGTGAAAAGGTGCTGAATGCGCTCAAAGACCGGACAGGGGATGTCCTCAAGATCACGGCATCCGAGGCAGGCGAGGAAGGCCTGCAGTCCATCTCGGACGACATGGTCCACAACGGTATGGAGTGGAGCACCGGCGACACGAGCAACAAGATCTACGGCCCGGGCGAAATCCTGGAGCGGGCAGGCAAGAGCACCCTGCAGGCCATCCCTGGCTCGCTGGGCTTCGGCCTGCTCGGCGCGACGGGCGGCACAGTATCGTCGAGCTTCCGGCAGACGGCAGCCATGCGCCACCTGGCAAAGTTCGAGGCGATGTATGGCGAGAATGCCCGCAAGACATACACCGGCACTGTCATGCTCGAGCAGCTGCAGCAGGCCATTGATAAGGGCAACCTCAAGGAGAAGACCCCAGATGTCCAGAAGAAGATCCTGCGCGAGCAGCTCAAGAATACAGAGTATCCGAACACATACATTGATTCCGAGATGGCCATGCAGCAGGACGGCGGCCTCGAGAACCTCAAAGCTGTAGCCAAGGCGGCGGGCATCTCGAACGACGAGCTGCAGACAGCCATCGAAGAAAAAGGCCAAATCCTCGTGCCGACGGAGCAGTTCCTGCAGGCTGGCACAAGCCCGGAGTTCTTGCAGAACGTCTCCTTCTCACCAGAGGCAGACAGCATGGCCAGGATGCAGCGGGATGCCAAGACCATCATCGAGGACATGCAGAAGCGGCAGCAGCAGTCCATTGATAAACAGGTCGAGCTCATCAACACCGTGCTCGATCAGTACTTCCCTTTGCACGAGAAGAGCTCGACAGAAGAGCAGGCCATGCGCGACATGGCCGCTGTGGCCATCTACAGTGATCCGGCCAACCCAGCAAGAGGCTGGTCGGCAGCCATGAAAGAGCGTCAGGACCGCCTGCAGGAGATCATCGGCCCTGTACTGGAACGTCTGCGTGATGGCATGGGCAAGGGCGGTCAGCTCATGGAAGTCGAGGACGAGCAGGGCAACAAGAAGACACAGCGCTTCACCGAGAACGACGAGTGGTACAGGGCCTTCTACAAGGCGTTCAAACGCCAGCCGACCGAAAAAGAACTCGAGGACATGGCTGTGGCCGTCGTAACCGGCGACCCGTCCGCACCAAAACTCGAGGGCTGGATTCCAACGACCGAGGAAGAGCATCAGGCTATGGCAGCGGTTAAGCCAGAGATCGACGAGCTGCGCAAGGATATCGAACACCTCGATGCAATCAAGGGCACGATGAAGTCTTTGAACGGCGTCGAGATGGAACTGACGCAGGGGCTCACAAAAGAAGGCTTTCAAGTCTACCGCGCCATCCGTGACCAGCTCGCGAACGTCGACATCGACGGCGGCCGCACAGCCCGCGCTGCCCGCCTCGACGCCATCCTCTTCGCCCGCCATGCCGACATCGTGGCCGACATCATCAGCAAGAAAACCGGCAAAAAATATACCGCCCTCGACTATATGCGGGAGCGGTATGGGTTGATTGAAGGCGCGGATGATGATTCTGGGTATAAGCAATCTTCTATGTACAGGAATCCAGCATCTACATTTTCTGAATTCGTAAAAAACGTCATGCAGGGGAAATCGGGCAAGAGCTACTTTGATTATCGAATTGATGATGGTATTGTTCGTGTTACCTCAGATGATATTGCACATGTTCAGAACGGGAATCATCCGTTATCCGATCAGGAGTGGACCCAACTCTTTCAGGGGATGGAACACGGGATTCAGGAAGCCGTTTTGTCAAGACAGGTAAGAAGGCCACGTGGAGAATCTGTTGCACTAAAAATAGCCACACCTAAGAAATGGTATGGTGTGGCTGCAGAATTTGCAAAGGATGGATTGATCTATGTTCGCACAGCCTTTCATAGTACAGATCAAAATATCGATACGTGGTTAGAAAAAAATAAAAGAGAAGCTGGCGTGCGTCGGTATCCAGGTTTCCCCATCCGCGCTGATAAAGCAGGCGGCAACCACGCCATGACCACCAGTCATTCTCTTTCTATCTCAAGTATACAGCAAGCGCTTGGGATAGACAAGGCAACAACGAAGTATACATCTGCAGAGGACGAAAGTGGATATAGTCAGGCTCGGGGAAAGGGAACACATGGCTCTATCGCGCAGATGTCGAACGGACAGCGCATCATCTCGCTCTTCGAGAGTGCGGACGAGTCCACCTTCTTGCATGAGATGGGCCACATGTTCCTGATGGACCTCGAGGATCTTGCCGTCATTGATGATATCTCGGCAAAAGAGTTGGAGATTGTGAAGGACTGGGCATCCTGGAAGAAGGGTGATGCCAAGCAGTATAAAAATACACCGTGGGAGAAAGAGTTCCGACAGCGGGAGCAGCAGATTGTCGACGCCGAGGAACATCAGGACATCGAGGAAGCTGAGAAGCTCAAGCGCATCTGGGAACAGGAGCGCTTCGCTCGTGCTTTTGAGATGTATCTGCATGATGGCCATGCACCGGCCAAAGGGCTTCGTGCGGTGTTCCGCAAGTTCCGTTCATTCTTGGTCCACATCTATCGGGCTGTCATCGGTGACGGCGCGAAGCCGAGCCTGCAGGTGCGCCGCATCATGGACCGCATGATCGCCACCGAAGAAGAGATTGACGAGATGGCGCTCGATGACCGGTACCGTGATGTCACGAAGGCGGGCGGCGAGAAGCTGCTCGACGAGTCCGAAGAAGAGACTTACAAGCGCTGGCAAGAAGAAGCGACAGCAGAAGCCAAGGAGCAGCTGCAGAAACGGGTCATGAAGGACCTGACGGAAGAAAAAGAGCACGAATTCCAGCGCCGTATGCAGCATGAACGGGAGACATTCCGCAAGGAGCTCCAGAATGAGAACGTCTACCTGGCCGAGCAGGCCGTGCTTGCCAGTGGCGGCGATACGTCTATCGTCCTGAACTGGTACCCAAGCGTGGAAGCGTTTGAAGAAGAGCTTAAGAATGCGCCAGCACTGGATGAACTGCTAAAGGAACACATGGATGCCTATGCACAGGAGCTGGATCGGGAGCTGACAGAAAGCCATCTCTCGGAGCAGGCCGTGACGGAAGCCATGGAGTCGAGCGAGTATCGTGCAAAACTCGAGGCTCTGAAAGCAACGGCATTTGCCAAGAAGCAGGCACTCGTCAAGAACATCACGACGAAGACGGAACGCGCCATACGGTCCGTCGAAGAACGCATCAAGGATTTGCCAGAGGACCTCGACTTGAAACTCGATAAGGATTCGAGCGCAGTCAAAGAGCTTATGAAGGCCATCAACAAGCTGCGCTTCTCGGCAAAGTGGCGGCCGGAGGATTATCGGACCATCCAGCGCATGATCCACGCTGCGACGAAGGAAGACCTGCAGAAGACGATGCAGGAAATCAAGGATCAGGCGCGGAACGACAAGGCCAACGAGAAGGCTGTTCTCGAGGCCAATGAGGGCAAGATGAAAGTCTATCGCGAACTGGCGAGACGCGCCATTCTCACCAAGCCTATCCACGAATCGTGCAGCGTATCGCTGTATACGCGAGAAGCGAAGAAGTGGGCCAGGACAGTCCAGCAGGCCATTCGTGGCAAGAACTGGGACAGCGCGATGATGGCCCAGCAGCGCCAGGCATATGCAATGGCCATGGCGAACGAAGCCCGCCAGATGCAGAAGCGAGTACAGGCCAGCCTTGACAAAGCCAAGCGTATGCTGCAGGCCAAGTCGGTACGCCTGCCGCGTGAGGAACGCTACTGGTTGCGCCATCTGGCTTATCTGTTGCGCCTGACGCGCACGGACGCCAAGCTGAGCGAAGGCGAGGAGATGACAGACCTGCACACGATGTTCAGTCGCCTGCAGGAAAGCCTGGACAGTCAGTACACGCCGGAGGAGATTTTCAAGATCGAGAAGCAAGGCGAGGACTTCCGCGGCTACCAGGATCTCAACGTCGGCCAGCTGGAAGAATGTGTTGAAGCGCTGACCATCCTCTACACGACCGGCCGCGACAAATTCAAGATGAAGACCATCGGCGGCCGGACGATTGACGAGATTGTGCAGGAAATTATCAGCGACAACGAAGCGGATGCCCGCAAGATCGGCGTCAACCGCCATCGCGTACAAGAAGACACGGGCGGTATGGGATGGAACGATGCCCTGGCAAAGATTCCTTTTGTTGGTGAAGGCCTGGCACGATACGGACAGGAAGGCCTGGCCGCCATCATCAAGCCGGAAGAGATTTTGAGCGCATTGGGCAAGAAGGCCCATCGGTACATCTATGGCATCTATGAGCGGGCGGCTGAGAAAGAGAGCCGCATGGTCAAGCAGGAACTGACTGACCTGCAGACCATCCTGTCCGGCTACTCTCACTCGGAACGCCGTCACTGGAAGGACATGAAGTACACGCTCAGAACAGCCGACGGCAAAGAACTCATGTCAAAGGAAAATGTCCTGTGCATGGCACTGAACCTCGGCAACGAGACAAACCGACAGCGCTTGATTGGCGGCCTCGGAATTTCCGAAGTAGATGCAATGCAGTTTGTGGAAGAACACATGACCGCCAAAGACTGGCAACTCGTGCAGGATATCTGGGACCATATCAACGTCTACTGGGATGATACCGTTAAGGTAGAAGAGAACCTGAATGGTGTCCGCCTGGAAAAGGTAGAAGCAAAGCCATTTGATGTGACCGTCACGGAGAATGGCAAGAAGACAACTCTGAAGATGAAGGGCGGCTACTATCCGCTCTCGTACAATCCGAAGAAGTCCAGCCGCGCAGCTGATCAGAATGCCAATGAGATTGCCAAGCAAGGCATGTCCGGCGCGATGGTCCTTGGCACTGGCCGAGGTTTTACAAAAGCGCGTTCGGAGTACGACATCAGCCGGCCACTCTTGCTTGAGTTCCGTGTCATTCCTGAGCATGTCCAGTCTGTCATCCACAACATCGCCTTCCGCTTGGCGGCCCGCGATGTTTTCCGGCTGGTCAATCATCCAGATTTTGAAGCGCATGTGGCGAACACGCTGGGGCGTGAGTACCACACCATACTGAAGCAGTGGACGACGGACGTCTGGCAAGTTGTGAAAGACAAGAACAACCAGGCAGCCAACATGCTGGAACGCGGCCTGAACTGGCTGCGCAGCAACTCGGTCATGGCCATCATGGGCTACCGCATCTGGCCGGTTGTCGAGAACATCTCGAACATTGCGCCGGTCATGGAGAAACTGGGCAGTCTGCATACGATGGCCGCAATCACATCTTTTTATGCTCACCCGAAAGAATCGGCAAAGCTCCTGAAGCGAGATCGGAAGAGCACACGTCTGAAC